TGAGCGGAGCGAATAAAACAGAAACAATCGTTCCGAGCCGCCAAGGGCGGCGAGAGGCGACTGACATCAGGAAGGAGCCGTGAACTGAATGTTGTTCCGTCTACTTCGGCTGCTTAGATTACCACCTATTAAAGCAGCAGATCTCAGGTCCCTTGGACCTACTCACGTCTGTAGCTGTGGCTGTACTATGTTTAACATTATGGCTCAGTTCCAAGACTATGAGATATCCTGGTACTTTCTTGATGCTACCTGTGTTAACTGCGGTAACCTAGTTCGTATCCCTTGTCCTGTAGATAACAGCGAGAATAGTTTTTAGGCATAAAAAAAGAAGCCCCCATTATGCAACATAGACTATCCGATATCTCATTGATTGATATGGATGCTATATGCAAGGTATGCGGGCCAGTTAAAATAAAGCCTAGGTATAGACTAACAAAGTCTGGGAAAATGATGTATCGGTGTAGGAAAAAGTGGATGCAATATGAAAAGAAAAGGCCTAACCGTAGAGGCTTTCCTTACAGAAAGTATAAAAAAGATTATTGTGAATCCTGTGGGTTTACACCGCAATATCAAGTCCAATTAGACGTAGATCATAAAGACGGAAACAATAAAAATAACTCTGTTGATAATCTGCAAACTTTATGCGCTAACTGCCATAGGCTAAAAACTTTCATAAACAAAGACTACATAAAATAAAAAAGAAGCCCCCAGGATTTCTCCTGAGGGCCTTTTGCCTCGCGCTTGCTACAAACTGTTAGTTTGAACCACGTCCAAACTCTGGGGCTGATGTATCTAGCCACTTGAGTACTGGACCAAGGAAGCCAGCCAAGGCTGCAGTTCCAAGGACCTTAAGATCAGTCTCTCCTGCTAGGTACAGTGCGATTGCTGCAGCAGCGGCTGCACGGAACCAAGTAAGACCGACTTGCTTTAGTGTTTCCATTAGATTGCCTTTCGTGTTATCTCAAACGTATGAACCTTACAACAGGTACAAACCACCTTCGGTTCAGGTGGCAAAATAGAACCTTTTGCTACCTTCTTCTTAGGCTTTGGTTGTAGATTTGCTACAACCTGATTGAGAACTGTGGGTTGATTCATCCACCAAAACCAAGGGCTAGTGTCATTAGCCTTATCAGCATTGATAGAAATATGAAGATGCACAGTGTGAGGGTTGCTGCCACTGTAAGGACGATTGCCAGACTTAGCATACTGACGCGACCATATTTTTTTATTAAAGATAAGATATGAAACCCTTTCATCTTCCTTCAACTTCTCAAAGATTACAGCGCAATCAATACCATTCTTTGGGTCGTGAGTCAGGTCTACTGCTAGTCCAGTATTGTGATCTGAGTTAGGACTTGCCTTGATGTGAGCCTTGCTTGGCAGAAGTCCGTCCGATGCCTTCTTTCGCTTGGGAACAAGCGCAGTTGCCTGCCTGAGAACGGCAAATGCTGCAGGTGTTGCACTCTTTACAACAGGTTTCATTCATTTCCTCAGTGCTTCCTTGACTAGCTCGGTTAGTAATTCTACTTTTTCTTCTAGTAAATTAACTTTATCTTTAAGACTAGAGCCACCATTGGGTCTTAGTTCATATAGGTAATGCTTAACTAACCAGCGTACAACGCCAGCAAAGCCAGTGATTAAGGTTAGTCCTGCTACGGCTAAGGTTGCCCATTCTGTAGGTGTCATTTATACGCTCCGTATAGTTACTAGCAAAGTGCCCCCAAAACCTGAGAAGCGCTTATCTGTTGGTGTCCGATTGATGAAGTCCATCTCTTCTATGAGTCCAATGAAAGACTCACCTGTTCTGAAATCCTGAACGACAAGAGTGTCGCCAAGATTTTCTACTGCTTCGAGTTGTTGCATACGATCCCAAGCAGAACCTTCATAGCCTACCTCTACACCGAACTTATCGCTCTCGTGGTCATAGCAGAAGACTGGATATTGAATCAGTCTTTGACGAGGGATTGCTGGTAGAGATTTGATTTGGTAACCATTAAATATAGGGCCAAGAGTTGTATCAGCAGTAGAGCGAGTAAATGTAAACTTAAATCCTAGATACTCTTGTGCTGTTGCAGGATATGGGATACCACCTTCTGTAACAGTTTCACCCTGTGAATAGGTACCGATATTGTAGCTAGTGCCAGCAGAGTCAATAGACTGCAGGCTTAGACCACCATTGGTAGAGATAAATCTAGGAAATAGTAACTTGTATATCTTAGGCTCTAAGGTGTTATAGCGGATATAACCAGTCTGCAAGTAACCAGATGCAACCTTAACTCCGTATGATTCTAGCCATACTCCATCACCTGGAACTGAGAAACCTACGCGATCTGTACCACCAAGGAATGCTGTTGTGCCAGCAGTAACAGTCTCACCAGAGGCGTATACATCCCAAGCATAAGCAAAGACAAGGCTATTAGGAACTACTGGTTGTGATAGGTCAATACGGACTAGACCTGATTCAGTATTCTGCTTGGTAGATACATAAGCAAACTTGTCTCTAAATACTACATCTGTACATTCAGCTTCAAATAGCAATGGTCCATAGGAGACATCTCCTTCATTGCCTAGAACTCCTACTCGCACACCTTTGTTGGTGCATAGTACCGCGTAGGTACCAAGGTAGGTATCAAAGGTATTGATAATCTCACCCTCTGGTAGGTCAACAACTACCGAAGGAACGCTAAGTTCTGGGAATCCAAGAGCATTAGCATTAGCAAGATCTAAAGTAATCTTATAGATAGATGAGTTCTTGCGACTATAGCCACCTACATAGATAGCCTGTGGTCCTTCTGAAATAGTAGTCCAAGTCCAGTCAGTTTGTGGATGGGCATAGTGTTCTGAAGGTAGAGATCCACCGCTAGTATGAGCAGCACTTAATTCATAAAGTTTATTATTGATAGTAGCAATAAGGCGTTGTTTGATGTATTTAATTCTGGCACTTGTAGTGCCACTTGCGTTATAGACTTCAATATCGCTGGTAGACCCATCGATACTTCCTTGGTGAACGTGAGTTCCATTGATAAACCAGTATCTGATTCCATCTGTAGTTAAATCAAAAATAGTATCAGGAGTACCTGCTTGGACATAAGTAGATGGGGTAGCAGTATCATTGCTCATCGTGATTTTCTTTAGATCGGTTCCATCTGTTACTACTAGACAGTCATTAGTGCCATCATTGGCACCTATAATTATCGGAGTATTTGAAGTGCTTAAGACTCTTACTGTGGTATTAAGTAGGCTTGCCTGACCCTTAGTCCAGATATCTACACCTTTGGACTCTGTAAACTGGAAGCGAAGCGACTCATCTTGTAGCGGTTCAAAGTATTTAATACCAGCACCAAGGTGGAATGATGACTGTGAACGTAGCCACCAACCTGTAAGAGTCTGCTCACCAGGCTCTCTGGTCTGGTCAATCTGTTGCTTACGATACTGAGCTGTAACGCGGCGATAGGGTGTGTCATCACTAGCTGCCAAGAAGAATGGCAGACCAGCAAAGGCTACATCGTATGCCTCGCTAGTAGATGAGTAGCTAGTGGCCCCAGCAGGGTTGGAAAGTACGTAAGGAATACCCTCGGTAATGTCATCGCCGTAGGCCACTATTTCTCCTTTGATTTATATTGATGTCCAGTCACGAATGCTTCCGCCCTCAACGGGACAGATGAATGGCAAGTTGTTGCCGTCTAGGATCCATTGACGATGGGCTGCATTGATAGCAACCCAGTCAATATCATTGTTTGGCACTATCTTGAGGAATTGTGCCTAGTTCAGAGCTGCGATCTCATCGGCAGTTAAACCGAGTGCTGCAAGTTTGGCTTGTGCTGATGCCTTAGCATCTGCCTTAGCCTGTGCTGCTGCTTCCTCTGCTGCCTTGATTTCTGCAAAGGCAACTGCATCTGCCTCACGCTGAGCAATCTCTTCGGCAGTTAGTTCTACCTCAGTAGTTACCCCAGTTGAGCAGTCTACGATTAGTTTATGTGTCATTGTTTACCTTTCTTATGAGTTCTTGATTCCGTATAGGGTGGCTGTTGAGTATTGGGCAAAGTTATTTGCTGAGGGTGCCAAAGTAATACTTGTAATTGCGGCAGCATTTGACCATAAACCTGCATTTAGATTGGTGTAAGCCGTGGTTCCATTGTTTTCCATAACAGAATCAATCGAATGAGATTTATTAGAACTTCCAGCATAATTCGGAATATAGATTTCTACATTTCCAAAAGTTGATGCGGTTTGAGAACTTGTGTCTATTGCACCGCCATATCGCGGTGCATCGGAAAATGAAGCGGCAGTAGTTCCATTGCCATAAATTGCTCTTTGTGTAAATGAAGATGAAGAACCGTTAAAGGAAAGCAATATGTAATCGCCTGAAGATGTATTTCTTGCACTTACCTTTAGACACAAATCTGTCCAATCCGCAGCAATTGAAGTAAATTGTATATCAGCCGCCCCACCACTACCCACAGTTACAGTGGCTATTGCCTCGTATGTGTTAGCCATTATGCCGCCTTTATTCCGTAGAGGGTCGCAGTAACCCCTGTTGAAAATGTAACGCCAGAAACACTGAAGGATGTAATTGCTGCTGTATTACGCCACAGTCCAACACCCTGCCTGACAAAAGATGATGGGTCATTTCCCCTGCCAAGGAATGTCTTGTATGTAGTTGTATTGGAATAATTCATAATATGAAATATACTGTTAGATTGAGATGAACTAATCAAACCTATATTCATAGAAGTATCAT